ATACAGCGGTCTTCTACACCGTGAATATGGGTTCGATTCCTGTAGGCCGGACCAATGCAACTCTAGCTGATGTGGTCATAGCGGTGGTCTGAAGAGCCATTGAACCAGGTTCGATCCCTGGGGGTTGCACCATATATTATTACCCCTATAGTTTAATGGTAAAACGGCGGATTTATATCCCGTAAGCAACAGATAATTGGTTCATGTGAGTTCGACTCTCGCTGGGGGTACCAAATAAGGAAGGTAATGCAGCGGGGATGGTCCTGCGACTGGCCTTGAAAACCAGGTTCTCAGAAATGGGATGGAGTTCGACTCTTCTGCCTTCCGCCACTATAAATACCGTATGAACATTTTCAACGAGCATACCGAGTTTGTCAACTTAGATCCACGTAGGCTTCGTCCAATATTTGCCATAGTAACAGCAGAATCTTTGTACAAAAGATTAAAAGTACAGTTACCTGCAGAATTGATCACAGGCCGATCTGTGTTAGATCTAGGAAGTTGTTTGGGTGCCGCAGGGCATTATGCTTTAACAAATGGTGCTAGAGAATATACCGGAGTTGAAATACAAGACTATTATGTTGAACATAGCAACATCATACTGTCTAAGTATTGGTTGCAAGATCAATTCAAAATTATACAACAAGACATAGAAGAATTCCTAGACAATGCAATTGCCGTTGGCAAAAAGTATGATTATGTTGTTGCATCAGGCGTCATTTATTGCTTTCTTGATATTATATATATTAATAAAAAAATTAATCTAGTAACCGAAGAAGCAGTAGTCTTTGATAATTTAAACTGGCCAACTTTTAGTTACAATGACAACTTTGGCGAGATATTAATTGATCGCCGAGGCTACATGAATAATCCTGGCACTGATAATAAATTTGAAGAATCATATTATGGTGTTAGGGCAAGGATTTCTACACCGGCATTGGATTTAATAATGGGAACTTGTTCTTTTCAAAGAACAGAGCCGCTGTTATTGCCTGAATTAATAACAGGTGTGCATGATCCTTATAACACCAAAGATACTTTGTACGAAAATGGTAGAACATCGTCATTGCGTTATATGGCAAGGTATCAACGTACAAACACAACATTAACTACATTACATCAAACAGTTATCAACGATGTACAAGTTGTTGAGCAGACAAATGCCTGGGTATTTGATGATACGGTGGCAGTACGTTTTCAAGAAGAAGCAGTTGCAAACATACCATCATATAACCATGTTATAGATTGGTGTTTAGATTTTGCCAATAAGAATATCAACAAAACAGATCGAGTCATTGATGTTGGAAGTGCTTTGGGGTTTACCATAGATAAATTTATCAATGCTGGATATACCAACGTAGCTGGTGTAGATAATAGCACAGCAATGATAGCGCATGGTTTACATTCTAGCCTGGTTATTAACAGCAACACATTTCCCATAGACGAATACAAATTAGTATTGGCCAACTGGACATTACATTTTGTAAAAGATAAAGCACAATATCTACAGGACATATACGATAGTTTAACGCCCGGTGGATATTTAATATTGTCAGACAAAACTACTCAGTCCGAGTTAGTTAAAAATCTTTATTATGATTTTAAACGACAACAGGGATTGTCAGAAGAGTATATTAAAGAAAAAGAACAAAAACTTGTAGGCGTTATGCATAGTGTATCCGCTGAATGGTATTTGAAACAATTGAGGTTGACAGGATTTGTAACTTCAGATATAATTAACTCAGATCGGGGATTTGTTACATTCCTCTGTGTTAAATAAAACATGCGGGATTAGTTTAATGGTCAAACGAAACCTTGCCAAGGTTTAGTCAGGAGTTCGATTCTCCTATCCCGCTCCAAATTTAGGACCTTAGCTCAGTTGGTAGAGCGTCTGCCTTACACGCAGAATGTCGTCAGTTCGAACCTGGCAGGTCCTACCATTTTTGGCTCTCTAGTATAATGGCAGTACTGCGGTCTCCAAAACCGTTAGTCGGGGTTCGAGTCCCTGGGGGGTCGCCAAACAAATGCAGGCACCAAATGGCTATAACATAGTGCAGAGCTACAGTGATAACGACATGTAGTGCAGTGGGTGTGAACCCTACTAAGATTTTTTTGTAATACCAAAATAATTGTTGACAAATAATTAAATAAGTATTATAATATCAGTATCGCGGGGTTCGTATAGTGGTAATACCTTAGCCTTCCAAGCTAATGCTGAGAGTTCGATTCTCTTACCCCGCTCCATTTAACTTAAAGGTATCATTATGCCATGGATTGAAAACGTAGCCGCTGATGATATCCCAAAAAGGTTTCATCATGACGCCGGCCCCAACAGTATGCTGATTAGCATTGTTGATCCCGCAAGTTGGCGTCCAACACCCGCACATACATTTAAAGAAATTCACAACTTTGAATTCCTTGATGTAGAAGAACACGACGAAGTACTTGAAGAAGAAATGAAATGTAGTTACGAGCAAGCTGTAGAGCTTGTGCGTTTGCTACAGCATGCAAAGGACAATCAAATGAATGTTGTTGTTCATTGCTTTGCAGGTATTTGTCGTAGTGGCGCAGTTTGTGAAGTTGGTGTCATGATGGGTTTCGATGATGTAGGAAGATGGCGTAGTCCCAATCTCCTGGTCAAGCATCTCATGATGCGAGTCTTGGATTGGACCTATGATGAAAACGAAAAGCCAAACATTGATGATTGGCGCACATTTAGGAGTGTAGAATAATGCCAAAAGTATATGTATTAGTTGGAGTTCCTGCCGCAGGAAAAAGCACATGGGTAGCAAACCAAGAATGGGCCGCTGAGTGCGTATACATTAGCACAGACAAGTTAGTTGAAGCCTATGCGGCATCTGTTAACAAAATGTACATTGAAGTATTTGATGATTACATGCCCACAGCAGTTGAGTTAATGGTCGAAGAAGTCATTGCTGCACGAGATGAAGGCCGAGATATTATCTGGGACCAAACTAGTACCACAGTTGCTAGTCGCAAAAAGAAACTTGTAATGTTGCCCGGATACCATAAAATTGCTGTAGTGTTTCCAACACCCGCTGCAGAAGAACTAAACATGAGATTATCCTCAAGGATGGATAAAGTAATACCACAAGCAGTGGTTGATAAAATGATCGAAGATTATGTTACACCCACCGAAGAAGAAGGGTTTGACGAAGTCTGGTACACATAAGGAGTATACTATGCCAGCAGTTTTTTTAGTTAGTGATACACATTTTGGACATGCTGGCGTTTGCCATTTTATGCGTAATGACGGTGTAACTAAGTTGCGTCCGTTTGACAACGCAGAGGAGATGGATGAGTTTATGGTCAAGGCCTGGAACGAACGTGTTAGGCCCAACGACAAAGTTTACCATTTGGGCGATGTTGTGATCAACCGCCGAGCATTGAAAATCATGTCGAGATTAAACGGTGACAAAGTTTTAATTCGCGGCAACCACGACATCTTTCGTGATGAGGAATACCGAGAACACTTTCGTGAATTACGTGCATACCATGTTATGAACGGAATGATCTTGAGCCATATTCCAATTCATACAGAATCGTTGGGACGATTTGGGGTTAACCTTCACGGACACCTGCATGCCAATCGTGTTATGTTACCCGGGTTTGGGGGCAAAATCACCGACATTGTAGATACTCGTTATCACTGTGTGTGCGTAGAGCAAACTGACTTTGCGCCTATACTGTTTGAAGACGTTATCAAACGTATCGAAGCAGAAGGTGGTAGTGTTGGTTTTAAAAACGGCAATGGTCCCACAATGTAAAGGTTGACGGTACGTAGTATTTCGTATATACTACGTACTGTTATAATATAAAAAGTTAGGCACTGGTTCGACAACCATCTGATACTAGTGGTAGGGGTAGTAAATGACATTTGTAAGAAGCCGCTCTAGAATTCTGTGAATATCGGGTATTCCCGAAGCGACACCGTTATTTTGAAAGTCAATGAACTCCTTAGATTCCGATAACAAGCTATTCATTTAGGCCATCTTACAGGCAGTTAGTACTTGAATAGTTGGCATTCCTGGGGGACGTACTTGGGGGCATATTGGTCCGCGGTTGGAAAGCAGATTTTAAGTGCCTAACTTTTTATATTATAAGTAAGTACATGCGGATGTGGCGTAATTGGTAGCCGCAACGGTCTTAGAAGCCGTCGCCGAAAGGTGTGTGAGTTCGAGTCTCACCATCCGCACCAAATTCAATGACATACACTCTTGGTTGTAGTTTTACTAAATGGTTCTGGCACACATGGAGCGATTGGCTTGCAGAATATTCTGCAGAGCCTGTTGTTAATCTAGGTTGGCCAGGTATTGCCAATGAAACTATCTATTGGGAATTAATGAATCGGCGTACCAGCATCACTAAAGACGATACTGTGTATATTATGCTCACTGGCAACAATCGTGTATGCGCCTGGTACGACAACGACTGGATCGAAAAGAACAATTGTCGTGGATTTTTCCCTAACAACGAACACCTTGAACATGGTTCTGATCCATGGCGCGGTCTTTATAGACTGCATCCAGAGCATGATGTTAGCCTGACGCATATGATTGTTAATAACTTCAACATCATCTATCAAATGCAACTATTGCTCGATACAATTGGATGCAAATATCATATGATGTTTTGGCAAAATCCTTGGTACGATGTACGTCCCCGATTTGAGCCAAGTTGGAAAAGCATTTGGGCAGATAAAACTAAATTAAACAAAAATGATATAGTTACGGCCGCAGCCATAATGCGTTTAAAACCCATGCAAAGTTTACTAACAGCAATTGATTGGGATAAGTTTTATTTTAAACCTACTAATGCGCTAGACCCTATTACCTACTCAGGGATGTGGGAATACAAAATTAAGAAACAATTAACGTCGGATTACATGGACTACGTACACGAAGATCCACACCCCGATGCAGTTATACATCATGACTTCTGCGTTGATGTGTTGTTAGGTAATGTAGTGCCTAAACATAGACCTCAAGCACAACGTTTGGCTATAGCAAGTTTAAATCATCAGATTAATTTGCCCAGGGATATGCTTATTCCCAACAGTTACGAACAAACTATTAAAAAGTTATATGACTGATAAAGCGTCGATACTGGCACGTAATATTAGAGTGGGCTCAGGAAATCATGGCCTTACTGAACAGCAGTTGTACGAAATTATTCAGCATTGTAAAGATGTTGACCAATTTGCCTACAGTTTGAAAAAGTGTGCAGAATTAAGTGGCCCGGACTTTTTTATAACACAGGATACGGTACAAGTTAAACCTGAGCTTACTGAGTTTACTACCTGGCATCAAATTGATGAACCATGGAATGAGTCTTGGGGGTTTGACAAAAAGCATCCTGGATGCTATGTGTATGGTTTATTTCATACTCCACCCACAGGTCCTGCAGACTTCCTAGCACCCGAAGTCTTTTACATTGGCGAAAGCCGTGCAGTTACAAGACATTGTATGCTTGGACGTAGAACAGACTTCAAAGGTACTGTAAGAAACAATAGACTAAGCCCATATGGATGTGGTACAGCATTTAAAGAAGCCTTTGGCAAAGATCTAATAGATCAGTGTTACCAAGCATATTTGCCCATGCACCCAAGTTTGTGTAAAAGTACTGAACTAGAACTACTAAGTAAGTACTATAACAAATATCAAAAAATTCCTGTATGTAACCCACCTTTAGACTTGACAAGAATAAAGAAGTTAGTTATAATATAGGCTAAGCAAGGAACGGTCCCATAATGGTATTGGAGCGGATTGCTAATCCGTCGAGTGGTGAAAGCCGCTTTCTGAGTTCGAGTCTCAGTCGTTCCGCCAAATTTCAACAAAGGAAACAACATGTCAGCACATACAGATATCGAAACAGCAATCGAAGCCTACACGGCAGAGCACACTAAATTTGAAGCAGGTAACAGCGCCGCTGGTACTCGTGCCCGCAAAGCACTAGCAGAACTTGGTAAAGCAGTTAAAGCTCGTCGTAACGAGATCACAGAAACCAAAAACGCACGTAAAGAAGCCAAAGCGGCTTAAATAGAACATTGCGAGTATGGAGAAATTGGTAGACTCAAGAGACTTAAAATCTCTCGCTGTAATGGCATCCCGGTTCGACCCCGGGTACTCGCACCAATTTTATCGCGGGGTGGAGAAGAAGTAACTCGTCAGGCTCATAACCTGAAGATCGACGGTGCGAATCCGTCCCCCGCAACCAAGGACATTATATGCCAATGTATGAAACAACCGTAAGAACACCGCAAGGTGAACAAAAAGATCGCGTATACGCACCCAATGCTCAAGAAGCTAAACGGTTACTTGAACAGCGACACGGTCCCAGGAATGTTCCGTACATACCGCATATGATTCCAAGTTAATTCGGAGTGTGGCGCAGTCTGGTAGCGCACCTGGTTTGGGACCAGGGGGTCCAAGGTTCGAATCCTTGTACTCCGACCAAGTTTATCAACAAAGGAAACATTATGAGTAGAAGCCAAAGCCGTGGAACTGAAATTGATCTTGAACAATGTGTTGAGATGACCGGAGGCAACCGATTTGATCTAGTCGTACTTGCTTCTGCAAGAGCACGTGAGCAATCACAACTCAACCATCACAGTGAGCGTCATGAACACAGGCACTCGCCGGTGACGGCATTGCTTGATATCCAAGAAGGAAAAGTCGGCAGGGAGTACTTGCGAAAGGTCAAGTAAGCGCCACAACTAGTTGATTTTTTCAAATTTTGTTAAATACAACTATACTGTGTAGGTGCCACATGCTTTCAATAATTACAAACATTCAAGACCCATTACTTGACTATGTCAAGGATGATCCCGTTCGCCCGGAAATTACTAGAGAATTTCGCGTAGCAAAAAATAGATTCGTAAGTGCGCTAGTAGATGTCAAACCGACTGCAATGGTCTGTGTCAATCTATTGGATCGTGTACCTACTCGAGTTGATGAACTTGGGGACAGCGAAGATCCAACCACTGCGGTATTCTACACTATCTGGAGTTATGCTCCTGGTGCAGGAGTTCGTTTACTACGTGAAACAGTCGAAGATATTAAGACCAGACATCCAAACATCAAACGTTTTGTTACTCTAAGCCCTAAGACTGAAATGGCACGAAAGTTCCATATAAAGAATGGTGCCACTGTATTGTCAGACAATTTAGAAACTGTAAATTACGAATATAAAAATATTTGACATTGTTGTTAATATCTGTTTAAATACACTTTTAAATAGGTACTAACATGGTAACAAAGAAAATAGCAAAACCCGCGGCAAAAACTGCCACTCCCAAAACTAAAAAAACTACTGCCACTGAACAGAAAAATGTCCCCAGTGGTGGTTGGCCTGTAATTAATCAAGGCACACATCTAACTGTTAAAACATTCGAAGACGGCCATACTGAGCTCGTATGGGATTGGGATGCTTTGGTCAATGAAGTGCGTGAAGCCTGTGCCAGTGTAGAAACTAATGCAACACCAAAAACTAAATCAAAAAAATCCAAAGCCGCGAACTAAAGAAGAAGCCCGTGCGTTTCTTAGAAGTATAGGTGCTCTTAAACAACATCGTACTATTGTAGGCGAAGAAAGAGAACACCTTATGACCATGCTCAAATTGGTTGACTCTACGGAAACCAACAATCAACATCTGTGGTGTCAAACCTGGCGAATAGGTAATATAACATATGATCATGTCACTGGCAACGGTGTTGATTCATTACTTGAAGTGATAGACGATGATGAAACATAAATTAATCAAAGCGTACATGGACACAGCAGAAGTATTTGCTGAACTAAGCCATGCCCGTCGTTTACATGTTGGTGCTATTGTAGTTAAAGATGATAGGATTATCAGTATTGGTTATAATGGAATGCCAGCAGGGTGGGACAATGATTGCGAAGATGTGCTCGAAGACCGTACATTAAAAACTAAACCTGAGGTTCTTCATGCAGAAACCAATGCTATTGCAAAATTAGCTAAGAGCACCGAAAGTGGGCTTGGTGCAACAATGTTTATTACTCATGCCCCATGCTTAGATTGTGCTAAACTTATCTACCAAAGTGGTATCAATAGTGTGTATTACCGAACTAGTTATAGAGACGATAACGGTGTCGAATTCCTTAAAAATTCCGGTATTGGGGTGGCGCAAGTTTAATTTTGATAATAATAGCCCACTTTGGTGGGCTTTTTCTTGACTAAAATTCCTGTATGTGTTATTATAGTACTTGATCAACAATCCAAGGAAACTTATGTTTGAAAATTTAGAAATTAGACGTGCCGCAAATGGTTTTATTCTTGCAGTGACTACAGAAGATGACACACGTGAATTTGTCTACGACACTGAGCGTAAGCTAATGCGAGCAGTTAAACAATACCTCGGAGAACGTGTTACTGCAGAGGATCAAGATTAATAATGCAAGAGTATCTAAATAACTCAGCAGTTAAGAAGTTACAATTAGGTGCTGGTGGCAACATATTGCAGGGTTGGTTAAACACTGATTATCAACCAATGACTTCCGCGGTGCATCAGCTTGATGCATCTACTCGTTTTCCATTTGAGGACAATACATTTGATTATGTCTACTCCGAACACATGATTGAGCACTTGTCATTTGCTCAAGGACAGGTAATGTTAAGCGAAACATATCGAGTGTTGAAGCCTGGCGGTAGATTCCGCTTAACGTGCCCGGACTTTGAATTCCTAATTAGGATGTACAAAGAACCAAGTGGAATGTCCTCAAGTTACGTTAATTGGGCCACCGGAGATATTAAGTGGGCGCCGTACGCAGATCCTATTTTTGTAATTAACAACTATGTAAGAGATTGGGGACACCAATTTATCTATGATAAGTACGTTATGATGAATTGTTTGCAAGCCGCAGGGTTTGCAGATATCACTGAACATCGTTTGCTAGAAAGCAATGATGAAAACTTAAAGAATTTAGAAGTTACCTGGCGCATGCCACCTAATTTCCTACAATTAGAATCAATGACATTTGAGTGCATCAAGCAATGAAAATTTACGACTGTTTTACATTTTATAATGAGCTAGACTTATTAGATATTCGATTAAAAGAATTATACAATGCAGTAGACCATTTTGTTATTGTTGAGGCTACCACTACTTTTCAAAACAACCCTAAGACACTTTATCTCAAGGATAATTGGGATCGATACTCTGCATACCATGATAAGATTATTCACGTTGTAGTAGATGATATGCCCTTGGCTACAGATCCCTGGGACAATGAACGTTTCCAACGTGACGCAATTATGCGTGGACTAGTGGATGCTAGGCCTTCTGATCTTGCGATCATTGGCGATGTTGACGAAATCATTCGTGCTGAAGTTGTTGCACGTATACGTAGAGATCCTGTGCAGATCTATGGGTTTCGTATGCCATACTTTAACTTTAAATTCAATTACATGTTAATTGACAATTGGGAAACTTATTGTGTGTGGACTGTGGCTTCTAGAGTTGGGTTAATTTCTAGTCCCGAGGAACTCAGACGAACTAGACAAAATCTGAATAGTCTTGAGTTTGGCTACGCAGATGACAATGTAGAAGTTGTTGAGCATGCAGGTTGGCATTTTACTTACTTAGGTGATACTGAATTTGTTAAAAACAAGATCACTAGTTTTTCACACAATGAATTAAATGACCTGCCTATTGATGTAGAAGATAGTATAAAAAACAATCTTGGATTCAATCGCAGTGATCCACGTAAGTTTGTAACAGTTAAGATTGACGCATACTTTCCAACAAGCCTTAGACGTTATACACAGTATATTATTGACCAAGAAACAGCATCTTCGGCTAGACATTATTTGCCGTAACAGTCCATAAAATAAATATAAGTTCAATTATACAAATTCCATGAAATCACTATTCATTGTAACTAGTGCGCTAAACACTAAGTTTGGGGTACACCCAACAGATCTACGATTAAATCAAACCATTGATACAATTAACAGTATTAAGAAATATGCACCTGGTGCTAAAATTGCTGTTATTGAAATGTCTGGTGCAATGTCTCCCACAGAAGAGCAATTAAAAGCATTATACCTTCACGCTAATTATGTACTAGACTTCACGCAAAACGAAGCAGTTAAGGCAATCTACAACAGTACAGACAATTGGGATATTGTTAAAAATACCACAGAAGTTATGGTATTTGCTGCGGCATTAACTACACTAACTGAGCAGGGTGCAATTAAAGAATATGATCGCATATTTAAAATGTCTGGACGTTATCAGTTAACTGAAAACTTTGATCCTGCTTATTACGACACAGTACCGAGACGTATTGTTGTACTAGAACGTAAACGCAGTCAATTTCCCATCGACATAACTGGTGGAATGGACTTTCAGTATATGAGTCGCTTGTGGTCTTGGCCAGCCAATGAAACGCAGGCAGTTATTAACAGTTACAATACTGGATTCATGGCCATGGCAGAACGTTTGCATGCCGGCGGATATTTTGATATCGAGCACATGTTGTTTGCTTATTTGCCTAAGAATCTTGTAACAGAAATTCCCCGTGTTGGCCTAACGGGCTTGCTTGGACCAAATGGAAATAGAATTGAAGACTGATCAACCATTTAATATTTTAGTGCGTAGACGTGCCGCCATTGGTGATGTTATTATGTCCACTGGTGTTGTTCGTGAACTTAAACGTCGATATAGCGATAATGCCAACATCGATGTTGCCACTGACGCAATTGAAGTATATCGTAATAACCCACACATTAGGCATATTATTCCTGTAGACACATTGTCCCGTGTTGATCAACAGTATCAGATTTACATTGATCTAGATGATGCCTACGAAATTAATCCTACACAGAACTATGTAGACAATTATTTTTATCGTGCGTTTGGTACAACAGACATGGATCGTAGTGTTGAACTGTTTCCTAGCGAGGATGATCGAAAACAAGTTGTCAACGATTTGGATACTAATCAAATTGATAAGTTTATTGTTGTCCATATGCGTAACTGGCACTGGGCCGCTAAGAATATCAGTATTCAAACCTGGCTAGATGTTTACACCAAATTGTTTACAGAACGTGCCGACTTTAAAATTGTATGCGTTGGTGGCCCAACTGATTTTTACATCGAAGATCATCCGTTGTTTGTTGACGCTAGAACAAAGTATAATAGTCAGCAATTAAAGTATCTCTGTGATCATGCACAATGTTTTGTTGGCATTGACTCAGGTCCGTATTGGTGTGCAAGTGCAAGCAAAACTCCTATAGTGGGATTGTTTACACATCTGCGCCCGGAAGTTATTCAACCTTACAGAGTTGACGCTGAGTTTACAGCAATACAAACGCAGGAAGACTGTCGTGGATGCAATGATGTACAACAACGGCCTATACGTTTCATAGATTGTAAAAAATCTACATATCCATGTACCAGTAACTGGGATACAGACCTAATTGCTAAAACAATTTTAACACATTTAACCTAAGAGAGATTTATGAAAGATATTACACTAGTTGCAATTGACTTTGTCTGGCACGATTTAACAAAATATGCCATTGAACAAACTTTAAAAAACATTGAACCAAAAGAAATTGTTATCATCAGTGATCGAGAAATCATTTCTGGTGCAAAACACGTTGTCCGTGATGCTAGTACAGATATGAGAGAATTGAATCGTATCATGTTAAAAGATGTTGCTGAACATGTCAACACAGCACATGCTTTGTATGTACAATGGGACGGAATGGCATTAAACAAAGATTTGTGGCAAGACGAATTCTTGGACTATGATTACATTGGTGCAGTATGGCCCTGGGAAAAAGAAGGAACCAATATTGGCAATGGTGGATTTAGCCTTCGTAGTAAACGACTATTAGATGCTTGCCAAGATGAATCTATTAAACTAGATTTTGAAAATCCCACGTTAGCCGAAGATGGAGTTATTGGAGTTAAAAAACGTCCTTACTTAGAAACAGAGTATGGTATTAAATATGCCACAACTGAAATTGCTAAAAAATTCAGCTATGAGTTGGGCGTACACGAACCAAGTTTTGGATTCCATGGGTTATGGAATGTGTTTAACCTAATGACTGATGCGGACATGGATTATTTCTACACACGCATCGATTACCAAGGATGGAATGGGTTTAAATGGCATCACACATTGGCCGCAGTTATACGTAGAAACCGAATGGATATCTACGAATATATGCTTGGGAAACTAATTGAGCATAGTCCAGAATTGTTACAGTTTGTGGGATCATGGTTAGAACGCGATGCTCAAAACCCAAAAACAGAATTAGTCATTGACTAAATAAATTTTGCCAGTGGTGTTGACACACTGGCATTTTCAAGTGTACAATATGTACAAATCATTAAAATTAACCAAAGGAGTTTATGATGAACTTAAGACCGCTATCTGATAGGGTTGTAATCCGCCGTGTTGACAGTGAGGCTGTAACCAAGGGTGGCATCGTTATACCGGATGCAGCCGCTGAAAAAGCCGATCAAGGCACAGTACTAGCAGTGGGACCAGGCAAACGAAATGACAATGGACAATTAAGTCCCATTGATGTTGATATCAACGACCGTGTGTTGTTTGGTAAGTTTGCTGGGCAAACTGTTAAAGTTGACGGTGAGGAATTGCTAGTCCTCAAAGAAGAAGATATTCTTGCTGTAATTAAATAAGGAGAAAAGAAATGGCTGCAAAAGAAGTAAATTTCGGCAACGAGAGCCGAGCACGTATGGTTGAGGGCGTTAACATTCTTGCTAACGCTGTAAAAGTTACATTAGGTCCCAAAGGCCGTAACGTAGTAATTGAAAAGCAATTTGGTGGTCCGCACATTACCAAAGACGGCGTTACAGTTGCCAAAGAGATTGAGCTTAAAGACAAGCTACAGAATATGGGCGCACAGATGGTCAAGGAGGTTGCTTCCAAGACCGCCGATAATGCTGGTGATGGTACTACCACTGCCACTGTTCTCGCACAAGCAATTGTCAAAGAGGGTATGAAGTATGTTACCGCAGGTTTGAATCCCATGGATTTGAAACGTGGTATTGATCGGGCTACTCGAGCCGCAGTTGAGCAATTGACTGTGATCAGCAAACCCTGCGAAACAGATGAAGAGATTGCACAAGTTGGCAGTATCAGTGCTAATGGTGATGCAGCAGTAGGTAAGATGATCGCTGATGCGATGGCCAAGGTTGGCAAGCAAGGTATTATCACAGTTGAAAGTGGTAAGACACTTCAAGACGAACTTGAAGTTGTTGAAGGCATGCAATTCGACCGCGGCTACGTAAGCCCATATTTTATCACTAATCCCGACAAGCAAATTGTTGAGTTGGATCAACCTTTTGTTTTAATGTTTGATAAGAAAATTACAAACATTCGCGAAATGATCCCTGTACTTGAAGCAGTTGCCAAGTCTGGTAAGCCATTGTTGATTATTGCTGAAGATGTTGAAGGCGAAGCATTGGCTACATTGGTGGTTAACAATGCACGTGGTGTTGTTAAGACCTGTGCTATTAAAGCACCGGGCTTTGGTGATCGCCGCAAAGCCATGTTGGAAGACATCGCTATCCTTACTGGAGGACAAGTTGTTGCAGAAGAACTTGGTTTGACCCTGGATAAGATTACCACAGAACATTTGGGTATGGCAGGCCGGGTTGAAATCAACAAAGACAATACAATCATCATTGACGGTGCCGGTGATGCTGATGCCATTAAAGCTCGTATTAGTTCCATTCAAGCACAGGTTGCAGAAGCTACCAATGACTACGACAAAGAAAAATTGCAAGAACGTTTGGCCAAGTTAGCCGGCGGTGTTGCAGTATTGCGTATTGGTGCTGCAACCGAAGTTGAAATGAAGGAAAAGAAAGATCGCATTGATGATGCACTTCACGCAACTAAAGCCGCAGTTGAGGATGGTATTGTTGCTGGCGGCGGTGTTGCACTAGTTCGTGCTCGCCAGGCCATTACTAACCTTAAAGGCGACAATGCTGACCAAGACGCAGGTATTCAGATTGTACTTCGTGCAATGGAAGAACCTCTACGTTGTATTGTCAGCAACGCAGGTGAGTCAGCTGATGTTGTACTAAACAAGGTTGCTGAAGGTACTGCTGATTTTGGATGGAATGCTGCAACAGAGCAATATGGTAACATGTTAGCCCAGGGTGTTATTGATCCAACTAAGGTAACAAAGACAGCGTTGATAAATGCCGCTTCGGTTGCTGGTCTATTGTTGACCACAGACTGTGCTATTTTTGAGATTGCAAAATCTGATAACAATGCCCAGGGTATGCAAGGCATGATGTAATTTAGTTTACATTTGTAAAGCCCACTAAGTGGGCTTTCTTTTGGCAAAAATATTTTAAGAAATACGTGTTTTGTAACAAAACTGTAACACAAATATCTTTAAATAAATGTGTAACAAGGAGATTATTCAATGAAAAAACTATTAGCAATTTTATTAGCCGCAGTAACCATATCTGCACAAGCAGACATTACAGGCGCCGGCGCAACCTTTCCAATGCCTATCTATTCTAAGTGGGCCGAAGGATACAAGAAAGCCACAGGAGTTAGCTTAAACTATCAGAGTATTGGTAGTTCAGGTGGTATCAGACAAATCAACGCAAAGACAGTAGACTTTGGTGCAACAGATGCTCCGGTAAGCGGAGAGAACTTAGACAAGCAGGGACAAGTGCAGTTCCCTGCTATCATAGGCGGAACTGTCCCTGTAGTTAACTTAGATGGTATCAAGCCCGGTGAACTAAAGATTACTGGACCTGTAATGGCTGAAGTATTCATGGGTACTATTGCTA